TACCGATCAACCCAAAATTAACGGAACAACAATACTTTAATTTTTTAGAGTTTTGTAAGTACTATAAGGACTTTATTTTTGATGTGTATTTTACATCAAGAATTCCTCCGTTCAATCAAGATGCAATGGGAGATATTTTTGTCTCTCAACAAGATGCTTTCTCTGTAATAGATGCCGCGTTCAACCTTCACCGGGAGACCGGCATCAATCTTTGCGCTACATTCAACAACATCGATGTAGCTCCTACACAAAAAAATCTCGATATATGGTTAGAACATTTTCAGCCCTTGTATGATGCTGGAATCCGTTCTGTTATTTTACCACATATACATTGGATGAGTACAGGACAGATACAAGCACGTTACCCAGAACTGTATGTTAAAAACACAATCTTAAGAAATGTACGCACTCCTGCAGAATTTGTAGCGCATGCCAAAGCAGGATTTGATTATGTTTGTATTGACCGAGATCTAATGCGTGATAGAGATGCTCTCAAAAGATTGAAAACTGCTAAAGAATGGGTCAAAGAACATCTTGGTAAAGATGTAACAATTAGTTTGTTGGCTAATGAAGGTTGTTTAGGTGCATGCCCTATGATGGATGAACACTATCAATTTAACAACAGCAGAGATATGTCACGTCCTCAATATTTTAATGACAGCATTAGCCGTGTAAGTTGTCCTAAATGGGATCACGAAGATCCTGCTGTTCCATTAAAAACTGCAAACTTACCTCCTTGGAGAGAAGATTGGGTAGAATTGCTTGACTATGTTGATGTGTTTAAAATGCATGGCAGAGAAAGTATTGAAAGATTCAATGAAACACTAGACATTGTTGCAGGATTTATTGAAGGTGACGAAATCTTATTTGACGGATTTGAAGAGTACATTGAAGAAGGTAATCTTACTGAAAAGCCTATTAACATTTGGCGTGAAAAAATTAAGAACTGCAAGTTTGATTGCTGGGAATGTCAATACTGCGATAAAGTTGTTAACAAGAAAAAGACTGAACCATTAACTCCTAGAATACAACAAGCCATTGATGCAGTGCTAGGTAGCTCAATTGATATGATCAATATTGATGTTCCTGGGTTAACAAGCTGGAAGATGGAAAGTCTTATCAATAAATTAGCGAAAAATTCTACACGTTACTTAGAAGTAGGAAGTGCGTTAGGTGCAACTGCTTGTGCCGCCCTAAAAGATAATTCATTAGAAGTTATTTGTATTGATACATGGAAAGATACATATCAACCTGCTAATGATATTTTTGAAATGCCGCCTAACAACAAAGAAGATTTTATTACTAATGTCAAACGATTCAAGGGCGACAACAAAGTTATCGTTTATGAATCTGATATGTTTGATGTCAATCTAGAAGAAGTTGAACCTGTAGACTTTTTCTTCTATGATGGTCCTCACGATCCTAATACTACAGCTAAGGCTATCAAGTATTTTTCTAAAGTACTCGCCGATGAAGCATTTATCTTAGTCGATGATGCTAATTGGGAAGGTGTTGTAGACGGCACCGATGCAGGAATCAAAGCCGCAGGTTTAGACGTTGTTTATTCTAAAGTGATTTTGAATGACCAAGAAGATCTAACTGCTTGGTGGAATGGATTCTATCTATTAGTAGTGAGAAAATCAAGCTAAGATATCGATTATAGTATCGATCTTAGCCTTGATGATTTTATTATTGAGGGTAACACGAACACCGTTGTGTAATGGCTTTGGCCAGTGTTCTAAATTACACCAGGCATAGCCCACGTGTTCTTCGTTTAGTTTAGGAATAAATTCTTCGTTGACTACCAGCAAATATGTGTGATAATAAAAGCCTTCATCTTTGCTGGTAAACAGTTCTAATGGAACATATTTGCATATCTCTGGTAAGAATCCAACTTCTTCTGTGATTTCTCTTTTTAGAGTGTTAATGGGTGCTGTGTCCAGTGGCTCATTTTTACCCCCTACTATTCCCCAAGTTCCTGCTGTTTTTCCTTGATTACGGAGCAAAAACAAGAACCTTTGAGTCTCTTTTGAGAAAAATATTCCACCACTACAAATTACATTGTTCATAAAATTAATCGCCAATTACCAGATCTATATTCACCTTCAAAACTCTTAGACCACATAGAACCGTCCCATACATATTGTATGCCTGTTCTAATGTTAGTTATGTAAGTGAGATCAGTAACTGACTGTGAATCGAAAACAACAGCCCATGTTGTTCCGCTCCATGTAATGATATCGTTGGCATGAGCCTGTAGATATGTTCCATCTGTATTGCGCCATGCTTTTGCCGCTTGGTCTTCAAATATGGCCTGTGCTAATTTAGGATCTGTATTGATATCTTCTAATATCAAATAGCGTATACCTGCTACAGGATTAACTGGATCAAATGTTGTTGGATCTATGATAGCATCGATGTAAGTTTTGCCACTGTTCGGAGGAACTTGACTGTCGGCTGGTATAGTATCAGCATCAAAGTCTAGGTGCATGACTGATTCGTCTGCAGGATCTAAACTAATACGTGCTATAATTTCTGTACCGGATGGTTTCTTTAATCTAATCTGGCTAAGTCCTGCCTGGAATTTTCCAGGATATTGATCGAGGATTCTTAACCAACTGATGTTTAGGCCATACTTGTAAGGAACTTCATCATTAGATACACCTTCTGCAGGCGCTAACAATTTAGCTGTGCCATCTAGGATCAACACACCTAGATTACCTAATGTAGTCCCATCGACTGCTGTTGGTGATCTACCACCAAAGAAATCTGTTTCTGTGTAGGTATGATATTCACCAGCACCTAGTGTTCCTTCAGGTTCGACAAATATAGATGTAATAATATTTGTAATAATTCCCATCTGCTTAACTTTGGCAGGAGTGGTTAACCAAATTGGTGTTAAGAACTGTAGTGTTGCGATATCTATATCTTGCTCTGTACCTTGAGGTATTTGACGACTACTAAATGTTAGTTCAGTTAATTCGAGAACACTTAAACTGGTCCAGTCTAGATAGTTGTCAGTTGTTTGTAGTTCTAAACTAGGGCGGAATAATACTAACATCTGCTCAATCAACTGTAATTTTTGATCTGTGTTTGTAGTCCATATATCTGCTTGGAATGTTAGATCATATGGAACAGGCATTAGTCTTTCGACTGTGTAATTTTCGCCTTCGATGTTTATGTATTCTTCTATTCCTGTTTGCGGGTTAACCCATGTATCGCGCTCTTTGATTTGTACCTTACTGATATGAGTAGGTTCTTGCAATCTGTTACGTGCAACTTCTAGATTTTTAATATAGCAACCAATAAGAGGCGCAGTTGGCATAGTGTTTTCACTATTTTTGTTTAGTATCTGAGCAACTTGTCTATTCATGTCACCGTAGCGAACAGGTACTCTTGTTAGATTTCCTTTGTTGTCGCTGTAACTAAAGTTACTCATTAGACGCATAAATTGTGTTAAGTAGCGTCTTATCTGACCATCGTAAAAATACTCCATCTTAATTGTCCGCCTTTAATCGTAGTGCTTTACTTAGTGCTTGACGTTCCTGTACAACTTTAGTACCGATAGTAGCAGTATTTGTATTATTGATAAAGCTGGTAACTTCTGTCTGACGTGTTTGGCTATTTGGAGTATTCATATCACCATCAGCAGGAGTGTTAGTTACTTCCATACGTACATTGTCTTCAAACTTGAGCCAGTAACTACCATCATATCTAAACAATCTATTTGGAAAATAATCAGTTCGCAAGTGGAATTGACCTAGAATAGGTCTTGCTGGCCAATCAATGCCAAACGTATAAGGAGCACCGTTTGGTGGAACACTTCCACCTGTGTTATATCCGAGATAATATTCGTGATCGGGTGTGCGCAGTACTACAGATGCATCAATGGTACCTTCTGCGGTAACATCAACATTGGTATCACTAACATCTTCAACATCTGCAAATCCTTGTGTGTTTAATGGTACCACATAGTAAGGAGTTGTGTCATATCCACTCATAGGTAAATCTGCTTCTGCTTGCGCTATGATTGCATCGTTAATTTGTTGTGCAATATCAAACGTTGTGTTTAATTCTTTTAATGTGCCAGCAGGATTACCTTGAGTATCATACTGTTCTTGATTAAGTATCTCTGCAAATTCTTGACTGTTGACCATCGGAGCACATTTTAATCTTAACAAGTGCGGATACCATGTTGGACTAAATCCAGTAGACGGACGAGTAACATCTTGGACTACATAAAATCGTTTCAAAGCAATAGTCGCATCACCCAATGCATATTCATCTTTTAAATGGGGTAGTTCTAACACGTCACCAGATACAGGCTTACGTCCTAGTAGCTCTACTATAGTACGTAAATGTACGTGAATCATCACGTTATCGTTAGTTAAAAATATGCCAAACTGACTTAGGTTAAAGTCCAAATCCTGCATTGTATAAATTGCACGAGCGATGTAAACATCTGGCTCGTAATGACGGTCTCTGTTTTCCATTAGGAGCAGATCTTGTATCCCTAATGTAGGATCATAATTAGTATTTGTAGGCTGGCTAGGAGTGGACTCTCCGGTTTCTGGTGCTACAGGGCCTGCATATTTGTGTATGTAGATGTCTGTTCCGCCCACCTGAAATTGTTCATTAATTAGGCGGTCAAAGAACTTGAAATCGTTGCCCTTTTCGGGACGGTATAGAGATAGTCTTGGCATAGTAGTGTATTTAACTAAATATAAGCATGAGTGATACAACTGATGCCCGCCAAGAAATTATAGATTACGTTACCAATATGTTGGGTGGCGGTATGGTCGATGTTGAATTAGAGCCCTCTAATTACCAAACAGCTATAGACCGTGCCCTAGCCGTATATCGTCAACGTAGTGCAAATTCTGTTGAAGAAAGCTATGCTTTTATAACTGTAGATCAAGACGTTAACGAATATCAATTAGCACCAGAAATTATGAGTGTGCGCGAAGTATTCCGTAGAAGTATTGGTAGTAGAACAGGCGGTGGCGATACAGGTACATTATTTGAACCGTTTAACTTGGCTTATACAAATACCTATTTGTTAAGCTCTAGCAACATGGGCGGTTTAGCAACCTATTTTGCGTTTGCAAGTTATCAGAATTTAGTGGGTAAAATGTTTGGTAGTTTTATCAACTTTCGTTTTAATCCTTCTAATAAAAAATTAACATTAATGCAACGTCCAAGAGGACAAGAAACACTATTGTTATGGGTGAACAATCATAGACCAGACTTTGATCTTGTAAAAGATCCATACGCAGGTATTTGGATTAAAGATTATACACTGGCAACCTGTAAGATTATACTAGGTGAAGCTCGTAGTAAGTTTAATCAGA